ACCTAATAAAAAGCCCCAATTAAGGGGCTGTTTTAATGTCGTCCTTTGCTATTGCCAGAAGGCCAACGATTGTCACTACTATGCCGTACAGTATCACCTTACACCTCTCTCTAAGTTGGAGCGGCATTATAGTGATTACTAACTTGGCTGAATAATGATTGTTTTGCATATCGTTTATGCCTGTCTGGGTATAGTAGCCCGTTGCGATCACAGGTGGGCTAGTCCTGCTCAAAAGGTCAGGGGAAACCTCGATCTAAAACTTTTGTTTCTTATTGTTGCTTTGTGTCTGTTTAATGAAACGATCTGCCATCTTGTTGGCTTCCCGTATCTTCTTTCTTATTTCCCACTCTGCCTGCTTATCCTGCACTATGAGATAAGCTCCATACAGTAAGAAGCCACCAATTACCAAAGTCAAAATAAAACTAATCATAATTTAACCCCGTCTGCTTGTTAGTTGTTATGTCGATCAATTGCTGTTTTTTCGTCACATGTGTTTTATGTGTCGATGCCATAGTTAAACATTAGTATAACTCTTCTGGGTTGACTGCTTTAATGTAAGCGTCCATCACTAGCTCGCTTAGTCTGATTTCAAGGTAAAGGTATATCCCGCCTCTGTACCATTCGTCAAAGTCCAGCGGTGACATTGTGTAGAGTTCTTTCTTAAAATAATCAAGGGCTACGCTGTAGAAGCAATCGTCCTCGTAATCCTGCATCGGCAGATCGCCTGTAACGTATCTTAATGCAGCGTTGATTACTGTCTTTGATGCGAATGTTCCGTCCCTCTTATCATACAGGTCAAGCAGTAGCGTCTCGCAAGAGTCCTGCTCATAGGCGGCAAATACATCTTCACACCATGACATGTGTTCGGTCAGCCACATCAAACAGATTTCTTCTTTAAGGTCATCAGAAACGCTAATCAGATGGCCGTCCCAGTTCTGGTTTTCAATAAAGCATTTGTCTACAAATTTATCTAAGCGCATTAGCACACCCCCATGTTGATGCAGTCGTTGTACTCCATAGTGCTGGCGATTAAGTACAAAGCTACCAGAATGGCAACCTTGGCGGGCGTTGGTATTGCGTTTACTAAGTTTAAAAATGTGTTCATGTTATTCCCCTTGGTTTGATTGCCCCCCGTAGGGGGCGTTTATATTAAGCGGCTTGCTTGAAAGTATTTAAAAGAATGTTGAGTTCTATAATTGCAAATTCGCAGCCTTTAATGCGGTCTTGGTCGTTGCGCTTCATGTTTGATTGCCATGCTTTTTCCAAGTCAGAAATTTGCGCGTTAATAATTGCTTCGATATTTGTAATAGTCATTTTGTAACCCCTGTTTCGTTGAATGTGAGCCTATTATATTCTTTCCCTTGACGTTGTAAAGCCTTTTATTACAAATAAATGAATTTAATTATAAGAAACTGGCTCGTAGGTATCATCGGCCAGCATCTTCTTGTGTTCTTCCCTGTAGTGACTGGCTATCTCAGCCCTCAGCTTCTTGGTCGTAGGCATCAGCACTTGCCACTTCTCCCTGAGAATATCAAGATGGCCTTGCCCCTTGTACTTCTGTAGGAAGATGGTGAAGTCTAGCGGGTTGGCGGTGAAGGTTAGGTGGCAGTAGTGACACATGCAGATAGCGTTATCAATGCTCCACCTTACTGACTTGGCAGCCCTCCCAAAGATATGGCAGCACTCCATTCTCCCGTCTTGCTTACCGCAGTGTTCACACTGGTAGCCAGCCTTCTGACGAATCACATCGCTGAACCACTTGTCTGCCGCATCTCGCTTAATCGCCATTTTTTATTTCTCGCTCTATGAGAAAGTCAACGTAGTGCTTGATCTTTCTAAGCGACTCAACGCCGCCCTTATCCTTCCAGCGGGTAATGTACTTAACCACGTTTCCCTCGCAGAAGTCCAAGTCATTCGCCATGATGTATTCTATTGGCTGTATGGCTTTCTTTTTGTAGTGGTCTCCTCCGACCTGTTCGTCAAGCGCGCTCATTCATCTTCACCAATTTCAATTTGCACCATGTCAGGGGAGCTAAGATTGCATCGCGGACACATACCGTAAGCAGAATCATCATCACCAACCCAATACTCAAGAATGCAAAGACAGTTATCACAAAACATTCTATGAGCGTTAGTGTTCTTAATAGGAAATTTATATACATTACTCATCTCTCAGACTTGGCACTACGGTTTTCCGTGAATGCTCTCCATATTTAATGTGGTAAGTGATAGCGTGTGCAGCTCGCCATGAAACGTAACCGCCTCTAGCAGCGTAAGCATCGCTGCCTGCGATTGTAGGATGACGCTCGACTATTGCACCACCGCCCTCAGACATATCCTGCTCGGAGTGATGGTAATGCCCTGTATGAATGTAGCAGTATTTAGCGGAACCCCACATCTGGCGATACCGAGGCTCAGAGGAAAACAAAGTTGGGAGTGCTGTGTTCTTTTTCTTATGCCCGTGATGGAAGCCAAGCATAATCTCACCATGAAGGTGAGCGTAATAAGGGAAGTCAGTGTCATCTACAACTAGGCGCTTATTGTCCCTGTAAATCACCTTGGCTGACTTTCTAAGCCACGCTGAACCAGACTCGTCATGGTTTCCCTCACATACCAATAGTTTCACTGTCTTATGCTTTCTAAGCAGTATTTCAACGCACGCCATAGTAACGCTTAATGCCATTTCAATTAGCTTTGAATATCTTGTGTCCACATCTAAAACATGTTTGGAGGCGGGTGTAACTGCCAGCAGTCCATCCCAGTGTAAGAAGTCACCCTGTAGATTTAAAATAGCCATCTCACTGTTAGGCGAACCATCTGCCATTCTAGTTATAGCTGATAAAGCCTCATGCTCTGCTATCTTCAAGTCCCAGTCATCACCGGTCTCAGCCTTCCAAGAATACATCCCCAAGTGAAAGTCCGTTAGTGTATAGAGCGTTAGCAGATCGGCATCATGCCCTTTTGCTTGCGGTATTACTGGGGCAGGTTTCCACTGGAAGTCCTCGATAGCATCAATTACAAGTTGTGGCTTGTATCCTTTCTCCTTCTCTTGGATAACCCATTGCAGGGCCACTTCGCCAGTATCACCTTTGTAGGCGGTGGATATTCGTTTAGCTTCGAAGCCTTCCATCGTTTGACGGTTTACATCTCTGTGAGGGGCAACACCCTGAGAGGCTGCCCTTATCTCCAATGTTTTAATAGCTTTATCAATCGTCCTTGAATTGATATTTAAAACCTTTGCTGCTTTCCTGTGTGAGCCGTGAGTGATGATAGCCTCAAGCATCTCCCTTTGCCGATCAGTGGTCACAAAATCGTACAACAATCTATGGTCAATATGAGCCATGCTATTTGTCCTGCTTTCGCTTTAGTTCGGTGTACTCATTGTACTGGGGCAAGGATAAAAAGACATCTCTTTCCGAAGCCCACTCATACACCTGATCCATGAAATAAACCATCTCCCCCTTAGTCAGCTTTGAAGAACTCCTGACTTGGTTTAACAGTTCCGTTTGACCTACCTTAATATCTTGAGTGCCTAAGAACTTGCTTTTCATCATCCACTTAACGCCCTCTGGCGTAGCGTCATGAATCTTCTTGATGAAAACGTCCGACATCTCCTTGCACCAGATATGAAACAAAGCGTTCTGGCTTAGGGTTCTTGGGTTATCGTACTGCTCAAATTTTACACAAAGAGGCTGCGTGTAGTCCCAACCTTCCATTCTTTTAAGAATAAACGGCAGCCGCTTCTCAAGCTCAATCTTATTTTTGACAATAACAAAATCGCCTTGGCTCATGTGAGCTTCTTCCTTAGCCAAGCATCTGACATCTTTTGTTCGTGAGTTTCCAGACGGTGAACATGCTCTTGAGCCACTACCCCATTTCTTACATAGTAATACTGAGACTTAGTGTTACTGACTTCCCTGTCGGTTAAGAATGGCTTGTTACGCATTCTGCTGTGCATGGTCTTGTTGTTTACGCCAATGATCTCAGAGACTTCGCGCAACGTATAAAACCTTCCTGTTATCAGGTTTTCGTGTTCACCTTTAAACTCGTACTTTGTTGGCTGCTTACCACTTAACCTTCTATCCATTCTGCATTTCTCCATCGTAATAATAGCCTCTAGTCGTCAAGTAATAATCCTTCATAGCTATTTGATCTTCTGGGTCGAGCCATGTTATGTCGGTCAGGCTCTCATCAATCGTCCTTGCCCTTATGCTATTGGTCTTGATCGACTTTGCCATTGGGCTTGAACCGCCTTGGTTCTGCGCTCGTGCAAGCCAG